CTCAAATATATACGGCAAATTTTCCAGAAACATTGATTGCAAACAGCATGTATCAGGAAAAATTGAAGGGTTTTGTTGGCCTTCGTGCTACTTTAGTGGTGCGAGTGCAGGTCAACACACAACCTTTTCAACAAGGTCGTTTAATGTTGCAATATATACCGTATGCACAGTATCTGGGTGACGCTCGTGTCAACATGATAAACAACTCATTACAGGGACGTTCTGGTTGTCCTCGTACTGATTTGGATGTCAGTGTTGGTACTGAAATCACAATGCGTATTCCTTACGTATCTCCACATTTGTATTATAATTTAATTACCGGACAGGGTTCTTTTGGTTCAATATATTTAATAGTCTATAGTCAGCTCCGTGATGAAGTTACGGGAACTGGTAATGTAGAATATTCTGTGTGGGCTCACTTGGAAGATGTCGAGGTTGAATTTCCCACTGGTGCTTCCATTTATACTGGAAATGCGCCTAATGTGGTTAAAACGGCTCAACGAATTTTGCGTGATCCAGCCACTCGAGTTACTGAACTTGATTTACAACCCCCTGAACGAATTTATGCTCAGATTTTCTCAGAATTGATGGACATGAAAGAATCAGGATTGATCTCTAACTCGTTTGGAACTTTATCCGATGGATTGAATACATTATCAGATTTGCCTGTTATTGGAAAATTTTTACAAGCCCCTTCTTGGATTTCTTCTCAAATTTCAAATATTGCACAGTTGTTTGGCTTCTCCAAACCAACTTCACAGGCAGTACCGTGTGATACAAAATTGCGTGGACAGACGCGTATGGCAAACTACAATGGTGTTGATATGTCTCATAAGATGGCACTTTCTGCTAATAATGAGCTTGAAACGCGTCCTGGTTTAGCTGGTACTTCAACTGACGAGATGGCATTGTCAGCTTTTACGTCGATTCCAAATTATTGGACACGCTTCAATTGGAGCGTTGATCAATTAACTGGATCGACATTGTACGAGGATCTGGTATCTCCTATCAGAATACAAACGACTGCAACCGATGGAGTGTATAACACCACCCATATGGGTTATGTGGCAAATGTACATACTTATTGGCGAGGGTCAATAGTATATACGTTTAAGTTTGTAAAAACCAATTTTCACACTGGACGTCTTCAAATTTTATTCGCACCATTTTGGTATGGCGGTGATTCTAGACCAATAGGTGGTTTTTGTGATCTCAATAAATGCTATCGTGCAATTGTTGATCTTCGTGAATCCACTGAGGTTTCGTTTACCGTTCCATATGTTTCCTCTCGTCCTTGGATGTTTACAACTCGTCCGGACGCACCATGGTTAACTAATGGTACTGTATCTGATTTTTACAATTATAATTGCGCAACAGGAATGGTACGCGTTGATGTTTTGAACAAACTCGTAGCTGGTCACAATGTTTATCAGAGTATTGATTGCATTGTTGAAGTCAGCGGTGGGCCAGACTTAACATTTGCTGGTCCA